AAGGCGAAGATGATCCGCAAGGGGTTGCAGGGCGGCTTCTGTTACCGGCGCATACAGGTATCGGGCGAAAAGTACACCGATGAGCCAGACAAGAATGAATACTCGCACCCGGTCGAGGCATTGGAGTACGCGCTGCAGGGCGAAGGTGAGGGACGCCAGGCTATCAGAACACAGCATGTTCAACGACAACCACGACGTGCGGAGATGGCGTTCGATGTATGGCGATGATGTGTACGTTGCATTCTGTATGGATGACGGTCATTGGTGGTCCTGGGTGCTACATCCCACGATTAAGCACTGTTATACGGTCATGCCGCATCGAGGTGAATGGTATGCATTCTCCAGGTCTACAAACGGAATTGAGCTGATGTTGGTCGAGAACATTTACGATGTAGTCGACAACGATATTCTGGTAAAGTCTAAGGTGCGCAAACCTACTCGCGGATTATTCATGCTGAATACTTGCGTTGGGTATACGAAACAGATACTAGGAATCAACAATCCGTTCATTTGGACACCGTATCAACTGTATCGGTATTTGGAGAGGCAAAATGAAGAGACCAAAGGCACCTAAGCCCACAGCACAGCAGCTCGCTGTTGAGCGTCGCCAATCAATGGCGTTAGACAAAGAGATCGAGGAGCAAGAGGAGCGTCAACGTGCCCTGGCTCGCGGTCAGCTCGGCACCCGGTCACTGTTAGGTGGCGTACCCCGTACTGCTAGAGAGGCTGCTACCGGCGGTCGTGCTGCAACTACAGCTCGTACCATGCTAGGCGCTGCCGGTGGTGCTGGACGTGTTGCACCTCGTGGTATTGGAGGCTCACGATCAGGTCCATATAACGGCTCTATGCCACAACTCCGATAGGCAATCCTATGGCACTCCCTCCCCAGCTTGGCAACATCAAGGGACTCAAAGATCGCGAAGCAAAAGCGTTCAAGTATGAGACCCAATGGCATGATCAGCTGACAGATGCGTACGAGTATTTCTTACCGCAGCGTAACCTGTTCAATACCGAGAACACCGGTCAAAAGAAGATGGATCGTATATTCGATGCGACTTCATTGATCGCTATTCAGCAAGGTGCGAGCAAGCTGCAAGAGAACATCGCTCCGATCTGGTCACGCTGGGCTACCTTTCAGCCTACTGATGACATTCTTCAGCTGCTGGAGACGGGTGAGTTTGGCGTATCCGAAGAGGACATCCGCGCCAACCTGGACGAGCAGTGCGACTTGGTCTTTGATTACATCAATCGATCTAACTTCCACACACAATTCTATGAGTGCGCCCTGGATATCCTGATCGGCACCGGCACGATGAAGATCGAAGAGACAGATGACGACACAAACCCGCTTTGCTTCCGGGCTATTCCACAGAAAGGCATCGCATTCGAGGAAGGTCCATACGGCACAGTCGAATCACACTGGCGTCGGTTCCAGGTTAAGGCACGATTGCTCGAGCGCATGTGGCGAGGCTTCAAGGCATCGGAGAAGATCAAGAACATGATCGAAAACTCTCCCGATACTGAGGTAGGTGTAAGCGAAGGCGTCCTGTTTGACCCAAAGACCAGAAAGTATTACGGCGTTCTATGGGTGCAAAACGAGAACCGCATCTCATGGGAAGAGGATTTCGGAGAGACATCTCCCTGGGTGACCGGTCGTTACACGAAAGTATCTGGCGAAGTGCGTGGTCGCGGTCCTGCCATGCAATGTCTGCCCGATGTGCGCTCACTGAACAAAGTCAAAGAATTTGTACTACAAAAAACAGCGCTTGATGTCGCTGGAATGTATACTGCGACCGACGATGGGGTGACCAATCCCTACAACATGACCATCGCACCAGGCGTTGTCATCCCCGTTGGTTCAAACAACACAAACAACCCATCAATCCAGCGCTTAGATACGGGGGCTAACCTTGCACTGGCACAGTTTGAGATCAATGAACTACAGCTCGCTATTAAGTTGGCGCTGTTTTCTGATCTTCGTGACCCAACTGGTCCTGTGCGCACTGCTACTGAGGTTGCTATCGAGCAGCGAGAGCTTGCCAAACGGATCGGGTCGGCATTTGGTCGACTCCAGACCGAGGTACTCATCCCTGTTTTAAAGCGCGTGGTGGCAATTCTGACGCGACGTGGGTTGATTGTTCCCATCGAGCTGGAAGGCCGTGACGTTAAGGTCAAGTTCACCTCTCCATTGGCGCGAGCACAAGACGGCGAAGACCTGTTAGCTGTTCAACAGGCCGTACAGTTTGTATTAAACACGGCTGGCCCTGAGCAAGTGCAGATGGCGTACAAGACTGAAGACTTCGGAACCTGGGCGGCTACGAAAACAGGCATGCCAGCAGAGCTAGTGCGCTCCGATATGGAGAAACAGCAAGTAATCATGGCCGGTGCTCAGGCATCTGCTGCACAAGCTGGGGTTGACCCAGAAACAATGGCCGCTGAGGCCGGAATAACAACGTAAAACCAAAGGAAAGCTATGAGCTGGGACACGATTGAGGGTGAGAACCCGAAGGCGCGTGAGCAGCAGGAAGCAGCCAGGGAGAGACAGGCCGAGTTATGCAAAGCATACGCTCGGTGTTTCAACACTGATGACGGGCAGAAGGTTCTCGAAGACCTGACTCGTCGATTCCTGCTTGAAAACTCCACCGCATTGGAAAGTAACAACGTCGAATACGAAGCTGCGTATCACAATGGCGAGGCTGGCGTGATTCGCTTGATCATTCACTACATCCAGAACGCGGAGAAGCTATGAGCGAAGAAGAAGTCAAGAAACCCAGGCGCAAAGCCAAACCCAAATACGAAATTGTGTGCGAGGAAACGGACCATCTGAAGGCAATCGGCTTTGATATGGCGTGGCTAGGTAACCTGGCTGACCAATATCAGTTCGATCAGTTCCAATACCTGCACAAGTTTCGCGCATTTCGATGCTACAAGGCCGGGCAACACGTCGATTGGATCGATGTCAACGACATTGCACTGCTAAATGGCAAGCGAAGGCTTGAGGAAATACGTCTCAGGCATCAACCCATAAGCCCGAAAAGGGCTGTCATTCAATATCCTTGGAGATAAATCATGGAAGAACAGGCCGTAGAGAGTAACGATACCCTGACATCGCTAGTCGGTGCTACTGAACCTACGTTAGCAGAGGGTGAATACTTCTTATCTGAAAATATCAAAGGCATTGGCGAGACGCCTGAGTGGTACAAGGCTGATAAGTACAAGTCAGTCGCTGAACAGGCGCGCGCATACACTGAGCTGGAGAAAAAGTTCGGTGGCTTTACCGGCGCACCCAAGGATGGCTACGAGCTGTATGACGGTGTCGAGTCTGACGATGCATTATGGGCAGAGCTGGTTGAGTTTGGCACCGCCAACAACATGAACCAGAGCGCTTTGCACCAGGCATGGGAGCTGCTGACCGCACAAGAGGAAGCAGTCGAGCAAGTATCGGTTGAAGAAGAGATCGGCAAGCTAGGACCAAACGCAGCAGAACGAATCACTACTGTCGAGCAGCTTATGAGAAACAATTTGGAACCAGAGCTGTATGAAAAGTACCGAGATGTTGTTACTAGCGCGATAATGATTGAGTTCATCGAAGATTTTTCTAGGTCAATGCGCCCTGCACCGTTACCGATTGATGGCTATGTCGAGCCTGGCGGTATCGAGTGGGCAGACATCGAGGCAGAGATGTTTAGGAAGGATGAGAACGGCAACTTGCTACGCTCTGTCGACATGAATCATGAGCGTAAAATCCAGCGCATGATGAAAGAGTATGGCGGTGACAAACCTTACACTCAGACGTTTGGCTAACTTAAACAATTAGTGGTATCATCGCGAGATCGGATACCCCTTTTTTAAGGCCCGGTAGTTTTAGGTTGAAAGACTGACCGGCTATCGGGTACTCAGTCCAAAACCTCTAAATCATTGTTATCAACTTTGACAACGAGGAGACTGAATCATGTCAAAGAATCTTTCGGCTATTGCCGTACAAGAGTTTGACAGCATGGTGAAACAGGCATACCAAGGTATGGGTGTGCTCAAGCCAGCTGTCACTGTCCGCAATAATGTTGTGGGCGACATCTACAAGTTCCGCCGTATGGGTA